GGCAGATGCATCACTCACGATGGATACATTCAACTCGGTAGTTTCTCTCATAGTGTAGAGAAACATCTTGAGCTATGTCCCGAACAAGAATGGCAAGTTACCTATTGGATGCCTGATCCATTCTGTATCAGATACCCAAGAGCAAACTATCAGCATACAATGAAGGCAAATGAAGGTTCTCCTAGAACTGATAATGCTACTGATAGTAGACCAAGAGATTTCCCAGATCAAGCAACAAACCGATTAGAGAGAACATTATGACTGAAAATCAAAAGACTAAAGAAGTGGCAGAAAAGACGGTCGAGAATAAGTATCTCGATTCTCTCAAAGAAATTTCTAAACTCGAAGCACAAGCACCTGATTATGGAGTCGGTAAATGATCAAGATTACTCCTCAAACATATATCGATATGAATAAGGAATTTGAAGAGGATGATACTCCTTTCCGAATTGCTGTTCCTACACAAGAGGTAATTGATAAATGGCAATCACAACCACCACAACATATTGGTGTTGTTCATAATGTTGATATGGTTGCTGATATGTGGGCAGAGCATAATAGAATAGAAGAAGAACGTAAACTACAACTTGAGCTTGATCTATGAAAGATTTTAATACACCAGGATCCAATAAAAGTTGGATGGATGAAGGATTTAAAAAATTCGCAGTTGATACACAACTCGAAAATGTTCGTAAAATATTGGGTGGAGAATTAAAACACTACATCTGCACTGATAAAACAACAACTCACGAAAAAATTGTAATAGAATATAATCGTATCAAAAAATGATAGCAGTAATTTACAGCAATGGTAGTCAGGAGTGTGAGCGTATGTCAGCACTCCTAGAAGCAATTCCTGAAGTAAATGATTTCCACAAATATGATTTAGGAATTCATTTTAGTGATAAACAATTTCGTGATGAGTTTGGTCAGGAAGCGACATATCCACAAGTTTCTATTGGCAAAAAACACATTGGCAATATGAAAGAAGCACTACAGTTCATGAATTCAACGGGATTATTTGTATGACTACTACTCGTAAAGACAAGAAAGATGCAGAAAAGACATTTTTCTTGTATGTGTTTTTCCATTCTATATGGACATCAGTTTTCAGTATATTCGATGATGATTGACAAATCTGTAAAATACCAGTATAATAACTCTGTAAGGGTTCAGGGGATATAGAGCTTTAAAGATACTATGATTGATGACACAATAGAAGTACGTGATAATGTACTTAACACGCAAGACTATTCTGATCTAGTGGCATTGATCAGTAAAAGTAGAAATTTTAAATGGTCTAGATCTAGATGCTTACCTGATGGTAATTTTGCTGATGAAGTAAAATATAACTTACAGTTTACGCATATGTTCTATTCTAATGGTAGTCATGGTAGTAGCGAAAGTACTGTATGTGAATTTTATTCTTTTATTATGCCATTATTACAAATAATGGATATTGATGTTTTAATAAAAGTCAAAGCAAATCTTACTGTTAATAGGGGCAAACAATACTCTCAAGGAATGCATGTTGATGTACCTAAAAATCTTCAGGCAAGAGGTAAAACTGCAATATATTACCTTAATGAAACTGATGGAGGAACTTTATTTGAAAATGGAGAGTTTGTAACAGGTAATAAAAATAGATTAGTTATTTTTAGGAATAATATAAACCACTCTGCAGTTACTCATACTAGTGATAGTCCTGACAGAGTTGTAATCAATTTCAACTGGATATATCAAAGGTATTTTCCTTTAGAACATGAAGGTGTAACAGTAACAATGGCAAGTTGACAACCTAGATGGTTATGCTATAATATGACCATCGAACAAAGCTTCTTTAGCAATCTGGTGAATGCACCGAACTCATAATTCGGCGGAGGTGAGTTCGATCCTCACAAGGAGCATCNGCGAGTNTGGCGGAATCGGTAGACGCACCAGACTTAAAATCTGTTGAGAGCAATCTCGTGGGAGTTCAAGTCTCCCTACTCGCACTTCCTGTGTAAATAGTATTACCAGGAATCCCTGACAAAATAAATGTCTATACCTTTTAAATACACGATTAGTCGTAAACATGCTTTTGTTGACAACGAACCAGTGTTGATGTATTATGTGCAAAACATGCCGTTTGCTTTCGATGTTCTTGAAAAAGAAGAGAAGGAAGATAAATGGATTTTGTCAGAGGCAGCAATAAATCAAGATTATACTATGGAAGATATTTTCAAGTTTTCTGATTATTTGATTGCCGAAGAATGCCACCCAGTTTTATTTGAACTAGATCTTATTAATCCAGAACTAATACCAGAATGAGTCAATTTTATGATTTTTTAGAAGGGCGATTTGAGAATCGTGACCAAGCGATGAAGTACCCAACTCGTTATGCATGGATCATTATTCAGCACTTTAAAATTGGTGAGAATCGATTTTATGGTCAGCAAGCATATCATTATGCACCAGAGCGTCCTTATCGACAATTTGTCATTGACATTGTAGATGAAGATAGTCAGTACCGACTAAAAAATTATGAGATTGACAATCCTCCACGTTATACTGGAGGAAAAAATCTTTTAGAAATTTCCGAAAATTCCTTGACATATCGCGATAGTTGCGATGTAATTTTAACTTATAACAAACAGGATAACCTCTATACTGGAGGAACATCTACCTGTGAGTGTTTTGTTGAATGGCAAGGCAAAAAGACATATCTGCAGAATGATATCTCCCTTGGAGAGAATCATTATTTTGTTATGGATAAAGGACTAGACTGTAAAACTGGTGGGCAAATCTGGGGATCTAAATACGGTCACCTTAAGTTCTATAGGGTGTAGAACTTTATAATCCTCCATAGCTCAATCGGCAGAGCATCTGACTGTTAATCAGAGGGTTCCTGGTTCGAGTCCAGGTGGGGGAGTTTGTATAAATAATCGAAGAAGAAATAACCGCCAAGGGTCTGCATAATTATGCCATTAACTAGACTGGAAAACCTGATTAGTAGCAAGTCAGGTAAGTATCTCTACGTTTCTCCTGACGATTTTAACGCTACTGATACTCTGGATAATAGGGGAAACTCTCCTAATAGACCTTTTAAGACAATTCAGCGTGCTTTTATCGAAGTTGCGAGATACTCATATGCTCCTGGTCTAGACAATGACCGTTTTGACCAGTTCACCATCATGCTTATGCCTGGTGAACACTTTGTTGACAACCGTCCTGGTATGGTTGATGAGTCTGGAATTGATGTATTTAATTTCAATCAAGCAGTTAATGCTTGGGATGATAATTCTGTAGTAGATCTTGCTAATCCAGACAACGTTCTCTATAAGTTCAATGCGAAATCTGGCGGTGCCATTGTTCCTAGAGGTTGTTCACTAATTGGTTACGACCTCCGTCGTACAATTGTTCGTCCTCTGTATGTTCCTAATCCTGCAGACAAGGAACAACCTAGAACTTCTATTTTTAATCTAACTGGTGGTTGCTATCTTTGGCAGTTTACGATTAAAGATGGTGATCTTACAACAAACTCTCCTCTTTATGATCCAGTAGAAGGATACGGCAAAGTATACTCTACAAAAGATCCTTTCAATATCGTTTCTAACAGTCATGCTGACGCTAGAAACCTGATTCTTGCTAATAAACAGTTTATTGCTGAAGAATCTGTCAACAGAATGTTGAACGATCCATCTATTGGAACTTCATCTGGGTTCAGTATTCCTGGTGGATCTGTCAACTGTAAGGATGACGTTGAAACAATTTTAGAAGAATTAGTTTATAACCTCCAGTATGGTGGTAATGATAGAGTATATGAATCTGCAAAACTCTATCTAGATGGTGCTCACGTTGCTGGTGAAGAAGATCAGACAAAGTTTGTATTTGAGCAAGCTCGTGACATTTCTATTCAGGTAATGCGTAATGAGACTGTTTCTCTGGAAGCAGAAACGATTTCATCTGGACAAACACAGTCTAAAGATCTTACGATTACTGTCGATACAAACACTCCTACATGTGCAGCAGTAGCACAATCAATTGACACCCTTTGGGATGTCATGCTTTTTGCAATTGGCACCACGGCAAATCCTGGTACGCTTGCTAATTTCCAAGCAAATAACACCAAGATTACCCCATCTGCGTCTGGTCTTAATGAAGATACTCTACTCAAGCCAGAGTATTCTCACCACAAGATCTGCATCATGGTTTATGCAGATAACAGTGATCTTGGTACATACTACAGAAAAGTTGGAAAAGCATTCTCTCTTTATCAACCAACAATTGATGACTCTGGTGAGTTTGGTGCTAGAGTTCAAGAAAACAGAATTGTTGGACCTCTATCTGACACTAGATCTATTGATCAGATAAAGGTATCTGACATTTCTACTACAGATGGAACATCTGTTAGAGTTACAGTAACAACAAAAATTGACCATGGGTATTTTGTTGGTCAGTATGTTGCTATTGCTAACAATGGTCTAGAAGATGCATTAAACGGTACTTTTGAAGTAGAATCTCTACCTGGAGATACTAAAGTATTCACTTATGTTGTAAAAGACAACACTACAACAGCTCTTGGTTTAATTAATAACAAGACATACTCAACTAGCGTTGCTAATGAAGTAAGTCCAAACGCTTTTGTTCAAGCAGAAATTGATTCGGTTGAATCTGCTTCTCCTTACGTCTTTAACTGCTCTATTCGCTCTACTTGGGGCATGTGTGGCATGTGGGCAGATGGATCTAGATCCACTGGATTCCGCTCAATGGTCGTGGCTCAATATACTGGGGTGAGCCTTCAAAAAGATGATAGAGCATTCATCCGTTACGATGAGTTTAGTAATACCTGGAACCAAGCATCTCTGAAAGATGCATTTGGCACTGTTGCTTATCATACGAAAGGTGATGCATATTGGAAGGATGATTGGAGAAACTTCCACATTCGTGCTTCTAATGATTCATTCATTCAGTGCGTCTCGGTCTTCGCTGTTGGTTTCCACGATCACTTCCTAATGGAAAGTGGTGGTGACATGTCTATCACCAACTCGAACTCCAACTTCGGTAATACATCGTTACACGCAATCGGACATAAAGGATATGCGTTTAACCAAGATAAAGGTGGATTCATTACTGATATTATCCCACCGAGATCTGTAAGAGATGCTCCTCTGTCTGCTATTGGTACTTCTAATGCAGATGCTAGAATCAATGCAGAGAAGCAAAGTTACTATACATTAGATGTAAAAGCATCTAATGATGCTGCTAATAATACAAAACTATATCTTGGTGGAGACACTGTAAGAGATCCTGCAACTCGCCCTGCAGCGACTATTAGTGGTTATAGAATTGGTTCTAGAACTAATGATAGACTTTTTGTTAGCGAAAAAGCAATTTCGGGAACTTCTAATACTGAATTTTCTGCAGAACTACAACCAAATGGATTCCGTAAATTTACGATTTCGTTAGAAACTTTAAATCCAGATGGTGCTACTATTGATAATAATGCTCAAGATTCTGCAAACAGAATTGAAGAGAATAAAGAATTTATTGGTGAGCAAACCTATAACTATATCATCACAAAATATCCTGATCTTCTTACCAATACTCAAATTACAATTGGTAAGTGTCAAAGAGACGTTGGATATATTCTTGATGCCGTAATTCAAGATTTACGTTTAAGTTCGGATACAACAAATCCTGACACGACTACTAATGTAAATACAATTCAAGCAGCGGAATCTTATTTCATCGGATCTACTCTCACGTACATCGATGGTGAAAAACTAGAGACTTTAGAAGGTTTCGATTATGCAAAGAACCTAGCAATCGCAGCAATGCGTAACTGGGACTATATGATTGGACCAGTAAGTGGTAGTTCTGGATGTAATGCTACTGCTGGATCTTCTGTAGTTAATGTTGGAGACACTCGTGGTCTTACAATTGGCATGAAGGTCGAGCAATATCTGAATGGTGATTTTGTAAATGGAAAACTTAATAGTGGTGCATCTGCAATAACTACTGTAATTCCTGCAGGAACTTACATCAAGAAAATCTTGAATTCATTTGAAATTGAAATCGGATCTTCTGGAAGTTATTTTGATAGTGGTAGTTCAGTAGTTGCTGGTGGATCTGGAACAACTACTGCAATGTACTTGCATTTCAGACTTGAAAATGGTATTGCATTCAACGGAGTTGCTCCAACACTTGTACCTACAGCAGACTATACAATTACTCAATCTACGGAGTATCCAGAGTGTGCTGGTATTGCAAATGCTATCAATCAGTATTTCACAAATATTTCCCTTATTATTGAAAACGGTCCTACATCAAACGGAATTCCTACCGTTGCTCGTGTAGAACCATCTGTTAACTCTACTCAACTCGCGGCAAGAACAACTCTGTTTACTGCTGATACTGGAGATCTTTCCAGTAATGCACATAATTTACAGACAGGAACCGCTGTTAGACTTGTTCCCAGAGCAAAAGATGGAACAAATCCTGATAAGCGTCTGGTCAGACTTCCTAGAGGTTTCGACACAAATACCAAGTATTATGTTGTCGCTCCAGGCAGAACTACCTTCCCTAAAAATTATAACAATTCTGCGTTATATCCTGGTAAGTTTGATGGTGCTGATCAAACCAAGTTCATGCTTGCTATTACCAAGGAGAACGCTGCAGCAGGTATCTACATCTATTCATCTGAAACTGATAGTGTAGATCCAAATGTCGAAATCGACATGTATCAGTATGTCCTTGATGAAAAGTATGATCTTCACAAGTACACCTGTAATCTACTTGAAATTTCTCCTGGAACTACAAGTTCTACGGATTTTGAAGCAGATATCCCACATGTCTTNGATACACCAACTGCAGAAACTTCACAAGCAGTTTTCTTCCGTGTAGCAAAAGATATTACTGGTTCTACTTTACCTCAACTTTCGGGTGCAGGTTTAGTACCAACACAAACATATTATTATGCTAGGTTTAAAACTCCTAGAACATTCACACTTCATGAAACATCTGCTGAAGCAGTAAGTGGAAACAATCCAGTAAACTTTGTTCAAAATACTGGACAAAACTTCTATATCTTCATGAACAAGCGCAACAGTTCGTTGCGATTTGATGCTTCTTATAATGCAGTTGGAAGTGGAAATAATGCTACAAATGATACTGGTCTATGGTATCTTAATGTTAAAAATGAATCTACTGTCGGTAGCCCTGACTTTAGAGCAGAATCGATTCTGCACAGATATCATCAGGCGGATAGAGATGATGCAAATGCTCCTGCACAATCTTTTGATACATGGTTTGAGCGTGTTGAAGATGAAAGAGATAAAGAAGATAGGGTATATCGTTTAAGATATGTTCTTCCAAAAGATGTTGATCCAGTACGTGAACCTTTAAATGGTTTTACTGTTAAAATCCGTACTGATGACACAAGAAGACTTCTACCACAGAAGATTCTTCTAAAACCAGAAGGTGGCGCAGCAGATTTTGCTCTGTTTGAGAACCCAAGTCAGGCAGGAGAATTCCTAGGATANACTAATTCACAACTTTCTGCTNTATCGGTCCAGTCATCTTATGATCCATACGTAGATCCAAAAGTTATTGAAACAAATAACTATGTTGCATTTAGTGTTCAGTCTGCTAAACAGATTGCTGCTAACTCTACCAATTATCTTGAACTGACTGTATTTGATCATACGATCACCAATAACCAACTTAAGAACGAGAGTTTCAGTACAGTTGAAATTTCTGCACCACAGGGTGGAAACTTTGCCGCAGATAAGAATTCAAGTACTTCTGCATCCGAAGTTGAGTGGACTGGATATTCTTCTGGTATTGCAAATATTCACGCCTATACCACAGTCAGTGGAGCACAAGGAACAAAACATTATCTGATTCTTAAGAATAAAGTTAGTGGACAAGTTGTATACAATGCAAATCAACCAACCACATTTAATCAGGTACTCAATGGTATCAGTGTAAGTGCGGTTCTACAATCTAAACCAGACAGCGTAGGCGGTGGAATTGGATATCAAATTACTGGTCAGGACAAAAATCCAGTTGGTGGGTATAGTAAGTCCTTAAAGCAAGACTATCTTTATCGCCAAGAAGGTGCAAATGTTTATACAATAACTCCTGGTGATCGCATCACAGATGAAAATGGTGGAACTTACATCATTGAAAGTGTAGAGGATGTGGGAGAGATCGAAGATACTTTCTATATCTTTGACATCGAAGAAATTCAAAGAAGAATTTCTGGTCAAACTGATGGTATCTATTATCTAACTTGTGTTCGTGGTAATATTTCACCGTATCCTTTGGGTCCTGGTGTTGGTACTAACTTCCATGATTATAAATTCTCTCAACCAATTTCTTCTCTGTATCCACAGAACTTTAAGAATGATCCTCTTTGGTTCCAAGCAGAGGTTAATGGAGCAGAAAATCAAACTAAATCAATCAATGGAGCAATTGTTGATCCTCCACTGACTACATCTGCTGCTGATAACTACGTACATGGTTTAGTTCGTACAAGTGATGTTAAATCTTCACTAACAAAAGAAACAATTTTTGATCTTGTACAGACACCAGCTTTATCTGGTGGTGATTTTACTGGATCTAATGAGATTAAAGGTCAAGAAGGAAATGCTTCTCAAGGATCTGAAGGAAGAAGAATTGCAATTCGAGGTAATAACGAATTCCCAACACAAGATAAAATCTATGTTGAACTTCGTCGTTCTTCTATTGCGAGATCTGGTAACCATACATTTGAGTATCTTGGATTCGGTCCTGGTAACTACTCAACTGGTTTCCCACTGCGTCAGGAAGTAGTCTTAACTGACCTGCAGGACTTCTATGCCCAAGCGAAGCGTGAAGACGCTGGTATCGTCTTCTACACGGGTCTAAACTCCAACGGTGACCTTTATATCGGTAACCGTAAAATCAACGCTATTACAGGTGAAGAAACTTTCCTAGAATCTGCAGAATTGCTCGATTCTGAAGATGAAGATGATAACGTCGATTCATTGGTAACGACCTTCCAGAATCCTGTAACCTTTAATGATAAGATTACAGTTGAAGGTATTTCTTATCTGAATAATTCAGTTGAAGTTAATGTTGACCCTGCAGATGGAGAAGGAGATGCTCTTCGTGTATTCTCTAACGTTCCTCCTGTAACTAACAATGATGTTTCTCTTTCTAGAAGCAGATGGTTAGATCCAAACGATGGTGACATTGTTCTGGATCAGAATAAAATCCAATCTGCAATTTTTGCTTTAAATGCAAGAGGAAATACTCAAGAGTCTGGACAAATTTATTCTTTCAAGACTCATCTAGTAGATGGATCTCCTTCTAACATTTCCCCAAATCAAAATGTTAACAAAAGTGTCGCGACAAGTCAAGTAATTGGCGGCAGTACAATTACCGAACAGTATGTAAATTACGGTGTAATTCTTGGTATAGGATTAACGCCTCAATCAGGTGATATTCTATTCAAAGGAGAAGAAATTGGAAAATCTGGTTCTCTTGGATCAATCTTCTCCAACTTCTATACAATAATTGGAGATACAAATATCTTCCAAATTGAACCAAATGGAACTACAACTGTTAAGATTATTTGGGCACCAACCGTAACAAATGACTCTATCAACATTACTGCTGGTAGTAAGTTAAGAATTAAAGATTTTAGTTTTAACACGTTAATCAACGGTACTTGGTACGTTTCTTCTGCAGTTGGAACGGATAACTTCTGTAATATTACAGTCGTTAATAATATTGCATCCCCAATTTCCCCATGGTTATGGACTAATCTTCCAACTGATGGTGGTGGAAACACTATTGCAGAAATTGCACTTGAAGAAGGAAACTGGAAAGAACTAGGTATTCTTGGTGCAGAAGCACTACGTACAGAAACTGATACCTGGGGCAATTTTAAACTAGGAATCAACACACTTTCTAGAGAAAATCATAGCGCATACAAGACAGGATGGGTTGGTGATTACACTGTACCAAGAGCAACATTAGATATTTCTGGAACAGCATTTATTAGTGGAACAACTGTTACCGAAACTAATTTCTTTGCTGAATCCACAGCATCAAATAGAACACTAACTGGTGTTTCTAATGCCTTGTTAGTTGGTGGTAATTATGAATCTCCTAATGATCTTGCTACGTTCAGAGTTTCTACGATTAACAATCGTTTAGGTATTAATGTTAACAACTCTGGTCTTGATAGAACTTTAGTTGTTGTTGGTAATGCTAGAATTACTCAAGATACATTACTTGAATCTAATCTTGCAGTTGAAGGTGGAAACATCACAACACAGCAAAATATCTTTAATCTTATCGATGGTGCTGCTCAAACAGTAAATGCTTTTGGTGATGCTTTAAATATTAATATCTCTGATAAAGCAACTGGAACACAAACAGTTAGCATAGGAAATCTTTCTAGTAATCAGACTTTAATTATCGGTAGTTCTGCTACTACAACGTCACTACAACTTCATAATTCTTCTACTAATTCTTCAATTAATGCAGGACTAGTTACAAACTCTACAGCGACACATACGTCGAACATTAATCTTGGTGGCGCATTTGCAAACCAATCAAACAGTACTGTATCTGGTAGTGTATTTAATGTAAGAAACAGATATACACTTATTGATGGTGACTTGACCATTGGTAATAATTCTTCCTATACAACTGCAAATCTTCAGGCAAACGTTCAGAATCTGAACATGTTTACCACTGGCATTTCTTCAATGAATTTTGCAAGAAGTGTTGGTCAACTTTCATTGGCTGCTGACGGTGGTTTGACCACAATCAACAACTCTTTACTTGTTAAAGCAAGTGCGACTGTAAATGGTAACATTACACTTTCTGGTGGTTTGAATGCAGGTCAAGTTGAGGTTGTTCGTGGTATTATCGGAACTATTACTAATTCACATCCTTCTGGAAGTATTGATAATCCAAATATTGACCTTTTCAAGAAAACTGAAATAGTTAGAGCTCTTGATACTCAAGGTACTGGAGCATGGGGAGGAACAACAGGAGTTCCTGCACAGTATAAAGATACTAATGCTGGAAACAATTACACTTGGTTCTTACCACTAAATGCAGCATATACTGCCAATGAAATTACTGTAGGAAGTTACTTACTAATTGACAGATCTGTTCAAGTCAGTCAACAAAATACTACATTATCTCCTGTTGGCGAACAATACAGTGAACTTGTTAAAGTTATTGGTTTAGAGAACCCTGGTAATACAGGCGGAACTACTTATATTAGTGTTAAAGTAGAACGTGGACAAAATTCACTATCTGGAAATGGAGATCCAAATCCTACATTTATTAGAACTGATCACCCAGATAACGCTGTTATCATCAAATTTGATCTTTCTGAAAATGTTAGTTTTATTACTAATGCTGGTGGAATTGGTGATACCTCAAATGGAAACACTACTAATGTTAATGTTGCTGAATTTGGAGGAACTCTTTCAACAGGAGATATCTTAAGATTCTCCGATCAAGAACTTGTTAAAGTCAATAATCTAACATCTACATCTATTCAATCATTTGTTGTTAATGATGGTGGCGGCAATGGTGGCGTCACTATGATGAGTGTTGAGTCTACTACTGGTAATACTTTCATTCGTGGTGTAACCACAATGGAAAATTCCTTGATTCTAAATGGAAGTTTGTCGCAAGATTTCCAGTATTTCAAGATTACAAATGGAGATGGCGGTCAAAGATTCTATGTTGACTCTGCAACAGGCAATACATGCATTTACGGTAATCTTGGAATCGGTCCAAATTGTGATAAGTTTACCGTAGAAGGTGCAACAGGTGATACTGTAATTAAAGGTGGTAATTTAACTATTTCTAATTCGGTTGGAATTGATGGAGTTTCTGGTGGAGAGACAAAACTCTTCTTACAGCAAGCAACTGGAGATTTGAGAATCTCTGGTGCTTACACATCAACCGATGCTACTGGTGTTAACACACTTGCTGGTGATTTAGTCGTTAATGGTGGTGATTTCACAATCAACTCCACTCTTGCAAATACTACTATTGGAAATAACAGTACCAAGATCTTTGAAGTCAATAATGATGGATCGATCGATGCTGGTGGAATGGCAGGTTATATTACACCAACTGGTGGTAGGAAATGGGAATACCTAAATGTGGGTTCTGGAGGATCCGCCGTACAATCTAATATAAATTACTTTATACGTCCTACTGGTAATCTAATTCTTCTTCTACCAACTAATCCAACAACAGGTGATATGATTAGATTTATTGATATCGGTGGTAATCTAACTTATAATGTTACATTGAGATGTAGAGCTGCCAATAATCAAGCAATTCAAGGAGATACAACAAACACTGGTCAGTACAGTGATGTAACTGCAACCAATGTAGGTTTAACAGAAGCGCAGGGTGGAACACATAAGACTGGTGGTGAACTAGTCGTACAAACACCAAACGCTGGTCTTGGACTTGTATATGTCGGTAGCGTAGATTATCTGGGACAAGCAACACAGGCACCCGCTGACGCACTCGGTTGGTGGTTAATGGAGGTCTAAAGTAAATGCCAGTAGATTACAATACGTCCAGAAGCATGAAAGCTGCCGCTATTGGCACTATCATGCCCTGGACAGGGGAAATTTCAACAATTCCAAATGGATGGAAATCTTGCAATGGAGATTCAATTAAATGTGCAGATTATCCACTTTTAGCAAGAGTAATTAGGGACACATATGGAGGAACTAATGTAGATTTTAGTAATGTTAACTTTATTTTTCCATATACTGGATATAATAATGCTTTCGTAAACCTCCCAAATTTAAATCAGAGAGGAATTGCTGATATTGATTATAACTATTTTGGAGCTAATGCTCCTGGACCTCAAGATACTTTAATAGCAAGAAATATTGTTGATGATTATATTGGAACTTCTTCTGTAATAAATGCAAATTTGGCATTAGTTGATAATTTCCAAGCAATTACTGACGTTAATTTTACGCTAGGAACAACTGCTATGACTGGAAATGTTTCTGGTCAAACACTATTGCCTGGTCAGGGTAGTAAAACTGTTTATGTTATGCCTAGAAAATTGGGAAGAAATCATTTCCCGAGTCATACACACCCAACTGCATTAGAAACTATAATCACAAATGATCAAGGTACACCTGGACTTGGACCAGGAATTTATGAAGTAGACTCTATTTCTATTACTGCTAGTTTTTATGGAAGTATTTATGGTGATCTTTTCTACAACACAGACACTGATTGGGACGAACCAAGTAATCCTTTTTCCAATGGTCCTGGTAGATATATTCTTGCATCTATGAATGGTGGAGACTTAATGAATGAATATAAACCATATACCACACAAACACAGTGGCATGGTATTAAAGAATGGTTTACTAATTCTCTAAAAAGTAAGGGAAGAACTTCGACTGGTACTATTCTTAACAGTAGTGCTAGAATTTGGGATGGTTGGATTGAAACTGGAGATGCTCTACCTTTTGGAGACAATGCCACTGCAATTGGAACTCCAAACTTTGATCCTGGTCCTGGAACTATTGGTGGTGTTAGTGTGCCAGGAAGTGATTTACAGTCACTAGGTGCTGGTGGCGATGGACATCCAGTTTTGTTTGACCATTCTGCAAGAAGTTTTACAACAAATGATCCAAATAGTGTTCCAAATAATCATATTTTTGCACACCAACATGAAGATTTTGAAGTTAAATTTGTCCAACAAAGCTTAAGAATTGATGACACTGTTCCTGTTGATGTATCTACAGGTGGAGCTGATCCACTAACTCCAAATAATATTCCTAGTGCTTTTGTTATAGACTGGCAGGTTCAAACTGCTTCCGTTTCAACTTTATATCTAATCCGAGCGTATTAAAATGGCTACTTATTATACCAGAGAAAAATCAAAATTTGGTGGTGTTGTAGGTACTATTCAAGTATATACTACTTCTCTATCATCCGACAATAATCCAGATAATTTTAAAGACACTTTGCCTGCTGGATATTTAAGATGTGACGGCAGTATTTTATCGTCATCGCAATTTCCTTTATTGGCTGCTGTGCTCGGTACAGGGTCGCAATCTAAATTTGCTAGAGACCCAGATACTCTTGCTGAAGATGAATTTCAGTTACCAGATTTAGGATCAAAATATATTAGAGCAGCTAATTCCTCTGGTGGATACTTAAACGATGAAGTTGGTAGTACAGGACAACTACGTGCAGGTGCTGCATTGACAGCAAAAGTTTTAGGTGCTGCTACAAAAGAAATTTCATATAATGGCAATTTGAAAGTTTTAGGTAAAACTAAAATTTTATTTAAAGGTGGTCCTCTTTATACTGCAGGAGATGCAGATTTTCAAACAAAAAATGGATTAGCATCTTCTGATACTTTTCAAGCTCATGGGCACAATGCTAGTAGGAGAGCGATTTTAAACTATACTGGATCGTGGCAAGATTCTCCAGCGCCTTCTGACGGACCTGGATTTAACTATCAGCAAGTTCAAGGAGCAAACTATTTACAAGCAGTTAATGCAGATAGTAGTTGGTCATTTTTAGCAGGTCAGCATAAACATAATATTGACATTCCAAAGGGAAAAACTTTTAATCATGCAGAAACTGGTGATGGCAGTGGTAATCATAATTTTAATTATGCCATGGCATACCAAGAAGTTGATCCATTTGGATTAAATACAACAGTGAATTTGTCAACAACAGCACTTACTAAACTGGATAATGTAGTCTCTCCGTTCATTGTTGTCGAATATATCATTAAATTTTAGTTTGAGGTATTAATATGTCCACAATAACTCAAACATGGAGTGCTGATAGTACTATAACGATACCTAGTAGTGCCACTAGTGTTACATTTACTATCCATGGTGGTAAAGGTGGTAAAGGTGGTAATGGATTTCTTCCGCCGTCCACATATTTTACTGGTGGTAATGGTGGCAGAGGACAAAAAATAACTGGAAGTTTATTTAATGTTGCTGGTGAAACACTCACATTAAGAATAGGTAGTAATGGATCTGACCATACAGGATCCACAAATAATGGTGCAAATGGTGGTGGTGGATATTGGAATGGTGGTGCTGGTGGTAATGATGAGAATACATCATATCCTTCTTTTGGAAATGCTAATCCTGGCGGTGGAGGCGGTGGCTGTACTGCTATTCTCCTT